GAGCCGTTAAGTTGGTAAAGGTTGTCCCAAATGTTTCCGTGTTTTAGCATTTCGAAGGCTCGGTTTAAGATTGCTAACTGAGTATTCAAAACGTCTATTTCGTTATCAGCAGTTTCGAACGTGTTAGGTGCTTCTTCTTTTCTTTGGCTTACGTTATCCATAGCAAGTAAAGTTACATTCGCGGTCATTACGTTATCATTAAACGTAACTTGATTAACCATTATATGAACTAACGGGAAAATCGTTTGTTTTCCTAAGTCAACGTTAAAAATCGAACCTTGCGAAACGGTGTTTACTAACGGGTCTGCGTTAAAGTGTGTTTTAAGTTGGTCTAATAAGGAGTAATAGCCATTCATATTCTAGGTTTTTTCATTTCCATTATTTCTATTTCTGTTTTTTCCTGTTCGAAGGTAAGATAGGTAAGACATTTAAATAATCCGTATTTTGTAACTTCGTCATATTTTGTAAGGTCTCCTTTAGCAAGTCCGTATATGCTTGAATACCAACCCCATTTTTTTCCAAACTGAGTTCTTGCGCTAAAGTCGCTTGTTCTTGAGTCATCTTCTTCGTTTCCGTTTTTAAATAGTTTAGGGTAGCGGTTAATAACTCGCTTCCTAAAGTCCAAAAAAAAACGCTTGCTCCTATTGCTACGTCCATAGGCGCGTACTTCATTGCTTCGCTGAATTCAGATGCTCCGTTATATTCTAAAATGTTATATTTTTCTTTTCGTGTTTCCGTAATGGGTCGGTACATTACTGCCATAGCTTTGTTATAATCGTCCCAATTAGATAGGTAGTTGTCTAGGTCTACGTATTCCCCGAAACTTATATTTTCTAAGTCGGGAATAAATCCGTATTCAATATTTCCAATTTTGAATCTAGGTTGAAACTTTGGCTTAACTGAAAAGATTTGATTAAAATGTAAAACCAAATCGTTAATGCTAGTTAGCTTCATTTTAACAACCTCCTTTAATTCTATTCCGCAAAATATTTCAATCATTTTTTGCGCTATAAATTCTTCGTCGTTTGAATTCTTTTGAACCTTCAGGAATTTTTGATAATTCATTAAAGGAATTTCGCTAATTGAACTAGGAATAGTTATTTCAACTTTCATATATAATTAATTATTTATTTTGATTTTTGTAACTCATGGCAACTTCATAAGCCTTCAAAAGCATTTCGAAGTGAACGGGAAACCTTTGCATATTGTTAAACACTATTTGCACCCTTACGCCCTTACGTTCGTAAATGTATTCCTCAACGGCTCGCATCATTACTTGCATATCGTCCGTCTTACCGTATTGCATAGCTTCCGTAATTTGCTCTTATGCCTAAAGTTTCCATTTCGTGATACCTGAACGCATCAATAGCGTGGTCGTTAAAATTGATAGGCTTGTTTAATCGTTTGCCTTGTTTGTCGGTGTCCCAAACATACGAGCGCAATTCTTTGATTAAATTACCGCTATTCGCAGTAACTAAGTATTCGTTACGCTGAATAACATCTATTCCGTAGTTTATTGAATCCTTGCCTTTGGTTACTCCTTTAATCGTTATTCCGTAGCGTTTTATTTCGTCTATACTTTTTGGTTCGGAGGAATCCGCGTAAACGGGTACGTGTTTTGGTAGGAGTTTAGCTATTTCGCTATTTAGTAGCCCTGTTTGGTAGGCTAACTCGTTAACGATTCGTTGCCCGTTGTAATTGTATATTTCTATTATTGCGGTCGGGTCGTTTGTGTAACCAAAGTCCAAACCTATTCCAAGCAACTTCGCTTCTTTGGGTATCGTATCAATTTGTTTCCAATTTGAGAACACAACCCCCTCTAACATTCCTAATTGCCCTTCGCCGTACACCTTCCACCAATTAGCCCAATATGTAGACGTTTTCGCTTTCTCTTTGTTCTTTTCGATTTGGTCTATAATTGATTGGTCCAACGCTTCGTTGTCTTTGTAGGTAAGAATAAGAAAATCGGAGTCGGGTTCGTTCTTTAATTCGGTGTGTACCCAAAATTCGTTAGCAGGGTTAAAATCTAAATATACTTCTTTTCGTGTTCGAATAGCTAACTCGTTATAGGAATCAAATGTAACGTTATTACATTCGTTGATATAAAGAATGTCGCGCCTTGCTCCCCGTAGTTTACTCGAATCGTCTGCGGAAAAGAATTCAATAACGCTTCCATTGGCGAACTCGTAACGCAGTAAAGATTTATTAAACCTATCTTCGAAGAACCTACCCGTCCATTTCATTATTTTTAGAAAATCTTTAAGCGCTCCCCGTCTTAAATGGGGTATAGTTTCCGCGACTATTGATATTTCCAAACCTTCGTGCCGTGCGGCTTTGTCGATTAAAACGGGAATTATTCCAAACGTCTTACCCGCAGAAGTACCGCCTTGAATAATCTTAATTCGTTTTTTAAGATTTAGAATCTTCCGAATCGCTGTTGTCTTCCGAAACATCGGGGAATAATGGTTGTTCGACGTTGGTAATTTCTTTTTTCTCTACTAAGTTGTTTAGACGTGCCGTAATGCTTGGGTTATAGATTCCCGCCATACCTCCACCTATTTGGTCGTTGCGTACCTCCCTGCGTATACGCGTAACGATAGTTAAAAAACGCTTATACCTTCCGTTCGTATTCGCAAAATAATGGCTTAAATCGCCTATGATTCCTAAATCCGCGCAATAACATTCGAACCCTTCTATGGTTAAAGGTCGTTCAAGTTCGCTATATTCGCTCCTACCTTCTTTACCTACGAAAGTATGTTTTAAGATTGGATTGTTCTTTACGTGTCTTTTGTACTCCGTGAATAATTCCCAAAGGTGTTCGGGGCTATGTATTTTATTTGGTCTTCCTTGTCCCATTGTTTTCGTGTTTTGATAGTTTAGATTCCTCGTAAGTAGACGAACAAACTGCTAAACGTTGGTCGGTGTCGGGAAATTCTTTATTCATCGTATCGTCCCCCATACAACGCATAACGAACTCTTTTTTTTCTTCGTTAGGATTCGGCTTTGGTAGTGGCATTTTCTTCTTTGTAAATTGAATATAGCTTGTTTAACTTGTTTACTATTTCCCTAACGCAACTACCGCAGGAAGTAGGTTGCATTCTTTGCTTAAATACTCTATTGTAAATCTTTAATAACTCCCTTTGTTGGTTAGGGCTAACGCTACTCTTTAGGTTAGTGTAAAAATCGTCTAGGTATTTGTATTCGTCTTCCGTTAAGCATTCGGGTTTAGTGTACCTCCATAGGTCGTTTAACTTTTTTTTGCGTTCCTCACATCCGCAGTCCTCGCCTAGTACCCATTTAGCTACCTTGGCTATTCCTGTAACTTCTAAAATGTTTTCTACCGTGTCTCCTAATCCTTCGGCTTGTTTTTTTCTTGGTCGTGCCATAGTTGTTTATTTAATAAATTCAAAATCTTCGTTTTTGTAATCTTCGTATTCCTCCTTAAACTTACTCCTTACCTTACTTTTGCAGTTCTTTAAGGTGTTGAAAATGGAACTCGAACTAATCGTAGTTTCTTTGGCTATGTCTCTAATACTTAAGTCCGTGTCTTTGTAAATCGTAAATAGTTGCTTATCGTACCAATGCCACGAATCAACTTCCTCGTAAATCTTAGCTAGCATTCTTGCGTAGGCTTCTTCCTTTGGCAAGTTGGTTGGTTCGTCTTTAAGTAAGGGTAAGTTATCTAAGTTTACCATTTCTCCCTTTTTTTCGCTCTTAACGTGTAATAAGTAAAGATTGCGTAGCACAAAATACATAAAACCTTTATTAACTTGCCCATTTTGAATAACGTTTTCAGGTTTGCAATATCGATACAAACGTAGGTAGGCTTCTTGTACAATGTCTTCCGCGTAAAAATCTTCGCCAAAAGTTTTTACAAGTTTAACCCATTCCTTATGGTCTTTTGCGACTACGCTTACCCATTCCATTTTGTTTAATTTGTCATCAAATATAATGTTTATATTTTAATTACACTTATTTGAATCCTTTTTGTTGTCGGTAAACGTATTCGTCTAAGGTTCGAAGCGTTTTAATGCTTACCAATGCGCCCGACAAAAAACGGTCTATTGTATATTGATGCATTTTTAACCCTTTGGATTTAATTTCCTTTACAACTTGGTTTCGTGTTTTGGTAAGGAGTATATTTTTCAACTCCTTACGTAATGAATTGTCATCTATAAACATAATTAAAAGGGTAAATCGTCGTTTTCAATTATTTGCGTGTTTACTTGTTTTGGGGTTTCGTTGGTTCGGGGTTCGCTAAATGAACACGAAAAGTATTTCATTCCTTTCGAAGATTCCTTTAGCCATAAAGCTATTTCCATTTCTTTGCCGTTTACATTTACTTTTCCTCGGTAGTCGGGTTGATTACCTTGTTTTTTGTCGTTCTTAAAAATTGCTCCCGTGTTTACTTTTGTTTCCATTTTTTATTTATTTAAGTTTATTTCGTTTTCGTTTAGGCTATCGTTTAGAAAATCTTGTAGCCTTTCTACTATCTTCCATTCGTCTTCGTTTAGTTCTTCGTACTTGTATAACTTACGCATTTCTTGTTGAAGTTCCCAAAGAACTACAAACATATCTTTGCCTTTTGTTGCGCAGTAAAATTCGTGTTCGTCTTCGGGTAGGTCAAAGGTTAGTTTTGCTTTCATATTATTTTTATTTAATTTTAATAATTTACGCCATTAAAACGGCGGTTAACAGTTAGCAAGTGCAATTGAAACTGCACCTGCTTTTGTGTTATGTGTAATAAAATTTTTAATAATTATTTTTCCCACCGCACAGTTAGAAGTTCAAGACAGTTCGTTCTTCTTTCTTAAAACAGTTTCCATTTACTTCCATCAATCCTTCATCGTTTTTATTGTCGCCATCAACATAAGCAACAAGCCACCTTAATCGGTGCATCTGCTCAACCGCTTTTGTGAATTTGCACCACTTCGGTTTAAACATATCTCCTGCGGTATCAATGTCGTCAAGTAGCTTAAATTGTCGCTCTACAATTTTGTAAAGTGGTGCAACATTTATTGCTTTTCGTTTCGCCATATCTACATTGTAAGTATCATCATAAAGTTGCTTTAATTCAGCATCGTCTTTATGTGCTTCGTTGGCTTTGTTTCGGCAATATTTTACATAGTTTTCGTTGCCTTCAATTCCCGCATAACCACTAAGCAAATCTTCAATCGCTTGTAGTGTTCCTCTCAACTCTCTTGCGGTTGAAAGTAATTTGTGTTTGTCGTTTTTCATTTTATTTGTTTTTAGTTATTAAGTTAATTAGTTTAAATCCCACGCAAAAAATAATTATTAAAAATTTTACAGACACATAACAAATGATAAACAACATTAAAACGATTGTTTATCATCGGACGTTATAAGCCATTTTGAGTAAACTTAATAAGGTAAGTATCGGACTTTAATAAATCGCTACTACCCATGTGATAAACAACAAAATTGGCGTTTAATTCTTTTGCTCTTGCCTTTATGTGTTCAAGTTGCATATCGAAAATAATTAGGTCGTGAAAATCATAAGTATGAAATTCAACAAGCTGATTAAGTCCGATACCACTAAAATCTGCTAATAAACCTTTTCTCGGAAGTTGAGAAAAACGGCTTATAACAGCAGTTTGGCAAGATGCGGGGTTTTGTTTTTCTATTGACATATAGTGGTAAATTTTAAGTTAAGTAATTCTAATTGGCTTTGGTGCTAAAAGTCCCGCACCTCGCCAAGCTGCAAACCGTTAGTGGCTATTTTGAGCAACATTGGTGTCAATTATAATCGGCTCAATAAAAGTCCCTAATTCGTATTTTTTATTTTCTCCTTTCGGGTACGGTTCAATTCCGTAATTTAGTTTTTTCATATACTCTTTTCTTTTTGTTTTACTTGTTACGCAGTAAAATTCGTGTTCGTCTTCGGGTAGGTCAAAGCTTAGTTTTGCTTTCATAGGTTTCGTTGTAGTATTGTTCTGCATTTCCTCTATTTTCACTAATTAAATTAAACGGAACATCTGTTTTATTACAAAAATCATAGTAAAAATTAAATGCAAAGTCTATCATTCTTTGCTTCTCTATTTCTTTGGCTTGTTGTATACAAAACCTAAAATCGGGAGTACAATTTTCTATTCCCCCGAAATGTTCATCTATCAACCATTCTACTGCTGTTTGTTTCATATTATTTATTTATTATTTCGTGCAGTAAATAGCACTATATTTTACAATTCTTTGTTTTTCTTATTTACTTTAATCAAATAGTGCATCTTAAAGCACTTCATTTGTTCTGCTAATTATTGTTTCATAGTTCTTTTTTTAGTTTTTCAATATACAACGTTGCGTCCATAAGTTCATCTTGTAAATGGTTTAACCACCCTAATAAATCAACGTCGGTTCTATCTAAGTTAGTTCCGTATTTGCGTAAGCCTTTTTTGCTCCTTTCGTAGTATTTTGTCATTACCGCCATTAATACGGTGTCTTCGTGTTGAATCGTGTTTTCGTGTGTTATGTTCATAGTTCGTATATATATTGTAATAATCCTCTAAATGTCCATTCATCTAATACATTATTTTCGTATGTTGAATATATTATTTCATCCCAAATAGGTAAATCTTGATTATTATTTATCTTCGACTTCAAATAATTATATAAAATATTTCTTGCTATTTCTTTATTCATAAAGTTTGCATTAATAGGTTATAATATTCTCTACATAGTTCGACGCGTTCTTTAATTTGCTCTATTACTGATTCGTCTTTTTGCACAAACCAATATTTAACACGACGGTTCTTTGGTATATGGCTAAACTTGTGCTTCGCTTCGATTTCTTCGCGTAGTTCCTGCGATTCATCTATTAAATGAAATTTCCAATGCGCTCTACGTATTTCGTCTTCTACCATTTCGCTTGGAGTGTCTATAAGGCAATAAGCTAAAATAGATTCGTTTTTACCCGTTAACCACATATAACCCTGCAACTGATAATAATAATCTTTATTTGGTATTTCAGTTTCAAACCACGGGAAGGT